GGAAGCAACAGTGACTTTGCAGTAGGAGAGCGAGTATACATTGGATCTAATGAGGGTACAATTTGCAATAAGGATTCTACAGATAAGCTAGTCATTCAGCATATTACTGGAACGTTTCCTACATCAGGAACCCTACTTAGCAAGACAACTTCAAACTCTACCTCGATCTCCGGCGCTTCTATCCTTTACACAGGAATTCCTACCTCTGAGCAAGCGTATTGGTCTCCTTTATATGCATATGAATATGAACTGAAAGAGAATGAAAGAAAGAGAAACATCCGTATCATAGATAGAGTCTATGTTGATCAAATCATTAAAGAAATGACTGAATTGCTTTCATGACAACAAAATTTCCTTCAGCGGGCGAAGTAGAGATCAAGAAGCTTGATATTATCACCCCCTCAAAGGTGAAAATATCTCTTATTGGCCAGCTAAGATCGATGACAATCTATGAATCAATTGACAAGCCATTCATGCAATGCGATATTGTTCTTCTTGACGCTGTCAATCTTCTTGAATCATTGCCTATAGTTGGTGAAGAAACAATTGAGCTTTCTTTCCAGACCCAAGGTGTGAACGTTCCTACAACTCTAAGGTTTAATGTGTTTCAGCTGGGAGGAATAGAAAATTCTTCCCAAAACAAAGCGCAACTGTACACCTTAAGATGCGTCAGCAGCGAGCGAATCCTAAACAACGTCAATGTTGTCCAAAAGGGATACACAGAGACAATAGACACAATCGTCTTTGACATCATCCTGAATTACCTAAAGACTAATAAAAACATCACAACAGAGCCTACAAAAGGCGTTCAAAGCCTAGTCATTCCATACCTTGCTCCTATGGAAGCAATAGACTTTGTCAGAAGAAGAGCAGTGTCAACCAAATACCCCACATCTAATTTTCTCTTCTTTGAAAACAAAAATGGATTCTATTTTAGAACGTTTGAAGGACTTGTAGAAGAAAACACACAGAGAATTGGCAACAAGGTGTTCACATATTCTCCTACAATCAACACAAAGCAATACACTGGCCAAGAATACAGAAACATTCTTAATGTCTCTTCATCTACAAGATTTGATTCAAACGACAAGCTTCAATCAGGCTCAATTAACAACCTTGCAAAGGCGTTTGATCTAGTCACGCTTTCTGTGTCAGACACGTCATTCAAGTTTACAGAAAGAGGCAATCTGTTTTCTGGCGTCGATCAAAAAGGAACCCTGCCAACATCGTTAGAGTTTGCATCGAAATATGCAACAAAGACACCAGAAATCTTTATGATACCAAAGGACAGCTCAAAACCAGACACGTTCATTGCAGACACCGTAGGTTTGAATATTGCGCATAGAAACTTTCTCAAACAAAACAGAACTCAGATTATGATCTATGGCGATTCTGCACTTAAGGTAGGTGACGTGATAGAATGCCATCTTCCGGAAGTAGTCGGAACGACTGGCAAGAGAAATGAAAGCAAGTTAGTGACAGGCAACTACTTCATTGCTGCTCTAAATCATCACATTACTGTAGAGCAGAAGTTTATTCATAGAATGAATGTAGAATTGATCAAAGGTAATTACAAATGACAACAATGAATTTTGGTTTGCAAGGGTTCAGATGGTTTTTTGGTGTCGTCGAAGATCTAAATGATCCTTTAAAGCTCGGAAGATTGCGTGTCAGAGTCTATGGAATTCATGACGACACAAATTTGATTCCTACAGAAACACTTCCGTGGGCTCAAGTCATTCAACCAATTACTAGTGCTGCTCGTGGATTTGTTGGAACATCACCAACAGGAATTCTGACTGGATCTACTGTCTTTGGTTTCTTTGCAGATGGTACGGAATGTCAACTACCTGTAATCATGGGAACAATGGCAGGAATCCCAAATCTGGATCTCAATCTTCATGATGTATCTCCTCTTGCAAGAGGAATCAGTTCACTAAACAAATCTCTAGTTTCAGGTGAACCAGAATCAGCATTCCAAGCATCATACCCGTACAACAACGTCACAGAGACACAATCTGGCCACGTCATGGAAGTTGATGACACCCCTAATGCAGAAAGATTACATGTTTATCACAAGAGTGGCACTTATGTCGAAATAAATAATCAAGGTAGACGAGTAGATAAGATAGTAGGGGATGGGTACGAGATTGTAATACAAGACAAGACAATGCACATCAAAGGCAATCTGAACATCTACGTAGACAACACAACTAACATAACAACAAATGACTATAATTTGACGGTAAATGGCACAGCAAGACTAAATTTTAATGGCGACTACAAAGTCTACTACGGCGCCGACAAATACGAACGACACGACGAAGGAATAGACTACTCGTGCCCATCCGACCCTCCAAGAACATCTAATACAAGCTGCGAGGATATTTAAAGTGGCAGTAGAATTAGCAGACAAGTACACACCCCTTGCAGCAAGACGAAGTGTAACATACAGAGACTTTGTAGAAACATTAGATATCAATCCAGATACAGGTGATCTTCTTGTCAGAACAGATGAGAATGACGTATCACGCACAATCCGGAACCTGATTCTAACAAACAGAGGTGAGCGTCTTTTTCAGCCTGACATTGGAAGCAATGTCAACAGGATTCTTTTTGAGCCAATGACTCCTCAGACAGAGGTGATGCTTTCTGAATACATCCAGAGCACAATCGAGAATTTTGAGCCTAGAGCCTCTCTGATTGCCGTCAACATTGTTGGTGATTATGACCTCAACACATACACTGTCAACATTGTTTACAACCTGCTAAATAAAGCTGAACCAGTTCAGCTGAATTTCATCCTCAACCGAGTAAGATAATGGCAAACACGACGTCTATTGATCTAGTCAGCCTAGATTTCACTACGCTAAAAAACTCGTTAAAGACGTACCTAAAGGGTCAGGCTGTCTTTCAAGATTTTGACTTTGAAGGATCAAACATCAATGTTCTCCTTGATCTATTGACGTACAATACTCAGCTCAATGCCTTTTATCTTAATATGGTTGCAAGTGAAATGTTCTTAGACAGTGCACAGCTAAGAGACAGCATTGTATCTCATTGTAAGGAGTTGAACTATCTTCCTAGATCATTCAGATCAGCTGAAGCATCTGTAAACTTAAGAATTACATCAAGTTCTAGTTCAACTCAATCAGTGTCAATTCCAAAAGGTACGTCATTTTCAGCAAAGGTAGGGAGCAACAACTTTACCTTTACAACAGCAGAATCTTTGATTATCTCAAATGGAACATCCAATGCAACTGCATCTGTTTTTGTTGCAAACTCTGTTTCTATCTTCGAGGGAACATACATTACTGACACATTTGTAACTGATTATGCAAATACGAGCCAGAGATTTGTTCTAGGAACGCCTACTGTAGATACCAATAGCCTTACGGTAACTATTATTGAGAACAGTGGCGCAAACTCACTCAATTATGTTACTGCCACATCTTTGTTTGGTGTCAATTCATCTTCTCAAGTGTTCTTTATCCAGGGTGCAGAAGATTCTAAGTACGAAATAGTGTTCGGTGACAACACGTTTGGCAGAAGACCTGCTGACAACTCGGTAGTTGTGGCAGAGTACAGAATTTCTAGCGGCGAGCTTCCAAACGGAGCTGCAAAATTTACTGCTGATGGATCAATTGATGGGCATGCAAATGTGGTTGTCACCACTGTTGTGAACTCTGATGGGTCTCTTGCATCTGCATCTGGTGGTTCAATCAACGAGACAATATCTTCAATCAAGTTCAATGCTCCTAGATACTTTGCATCACAAGAAAGAGCTATCACACCAGAAGATTATGAGACTCTATTGCAATCAAACTTTCCTGAGATTCAGGCTATCTCAGTCTACGGAGGAGAGGATCATGACCCACCTCAGTATGGCAAAGTATTCATCTCAGTAGACATTGCAAATGCTGATGGTGTTCCTGATTCCAAGAAATCTGTGTATTCGAGCTTTATTTCTTCAAGAACAGCTCTTTCAATTGATCCTGTGTTTATCAACCCAGAATTCATGTACGTCAAGATAGACTCTTCTGTCGATTACAACGTCAGGTTGACATCAAAGACCTCAGGAGACATTCAATCGCTTGTTGCGCAGAAGATAAGCAATTACAATACAAACAGTCTAGAAGATTTTAAGGCTACGCTTCGTTACAGCAAGCTTGTCGAGGCAATAGACAGCGCTGATACGAGTATTGTTGGTAACCAGACAGACATTAGAGCAATTGTGAAATACAGCCCCACATTAAACACAAATACACGCTTTACGATTTCGTTCAATCTACCAATGACTAATACACTACCTCCAGCAACTGTTGAACACTCTGTTTCCTCTTTAAGATCACTGACTTCATCAACATTCACATTTGATGATGCTGTTTGCATCTTTGAAGATGATGCACAAGGTAATGTGTTTGTATCAACATTGTCAGGATCAACGTTGACAAGACTCAAGAATGTTGGGTCTGTTGATTACGACACTGGATTAGTTACAATAGGTGACATTATAATTTCAGATTACAGTGGAAACGGGATTAAGTTCTACGCAATTCCAAGAGACAAAAACATCTACTCTTCAAAG